ATCCAACGAGCCATCCTCATTGGTTATGGGAGGCATCTCGGCAAAATATCTCAACGCCTCCTCCTTCGTTTTGGTGTTTGGTTCAGTTATCATGATTCCGGTTGTCTGTCATCAGTTATTGTTTGGAATGGTAGTACTCAAGAAACTTCGGCAGTACTGGCAGTATACGCTCGATGCGCCACGCGTCGCTCTGACACGGCGGACAGATGGGGTCCATGAGACGTTGTTCCGGCTTGTTGCCACGGCGTCCCTTTGTACCACAAATGATACAGGTGTACTTTCTAGAAGGGAGCGCCGTTGGATTGTCCATAGTGGTATCATTGTCCACCGCGCCCATTGTAACGCTGAAATTTTTGAGTTGGCGGTTCGAGACGAGAAAGTTCTTCAGGCTCTTCGCCGTCAAGCCAGAAGGTCTTTGCTTTAGTAGTTCTAGTATGGCCGACACATTTCAGGATCTCGAAGGAAGATTCTGGATGCTGTTCAGCAAGACGCTCTGCCTCTTTCTGTGCGGATTCAATTGTTCCGTGACGGGCTTGTGGTCCGTGATGACCGTATCTGTAAACGTAGTAGTATGGTTTCATAGTGTTAATTGTAGTTTTCTTCTCTGAAAAGTTCTTTGAAGTCGCGCACTGCTTCGCCCTTATGGTGCACGAACAGGTCGTTGTACAAGCGGATAAGTAGACCTTTGTACTGGTCACGCTCGCGCATAACTTCAACAAATCGTGTGTCAGCCTCAATAGACATTTGATGCCATTTGGCACTTTCCTCACGCGCCTCATCCCGCTCCTCAGTCACAGCGGCAAGCTCGCGTTCAAGCTTACGAGCAAATGATGCAAAGACGAGCAATTCGCCAACTATTTCCTTATCTGTTCTCGGTGTGTCACTCATGATTGTCTTTTTTAGTAGTGTCTAGGGCGGCTTCCCAACCATCAATCCATACGTCATGTCCAAGATCACGGATAATCCATATAGCCCAATCTTCGACTGTAAAACTCTCTCCGCCGTAGCAATGTGCAACAGGCTTCATTTCGTGGACTAGCTTTCCGTCACGGTATATTTGGTAGCCTTCCGCGTAACTACCACCGCAAGTTTCGCAGTCGTAGTCGTCATGAGTTGTTTTGATTTCGTATCTCATTGATGTTCTCCTTTCACGGCGGCGAGTGCTTTCTCGATTAACTCGTATGCTGCACCTGTTAGTGAATAATTATGCCAAAGATCATTGAGCACCTCCGCCAACCTGTCGCGTTGCTCCGTCACGGCGGCAAGCTCGCGCTCCAGCTTGCGAGCAAACTCAATCGGCACAAACTCATCACCACAAAAATTGCGGAGTCGTTTTGTATAGTGATCTGTCAATGGTGTCTTACTCATTGTTCCCTCCTTCCCACTTGTTAATGGTTCTGAGAAATGCTTCAGCGCGTTGGCGAGCGGTTGCCATATACATAGAGTTGTTCCCTTTAATTGTTAGATCGCAAAGCTCGTTAATATATCGACAATACAGTGCGGTATCAAATACCTTCTCAGCTTCGTGCATTGCGTTGAGGTCGTTGCAGTAGTCGGGGACACTTTCGGAAAACTGACAAAGGGTGTAGCCCCTTTCTATATCATCATTGCCCCACCCACACGCTTTCGCAATAGCGATGTTGATTTGTTCGTTAGTCATTTCGTGCCTCCTTCCATGCGGCGAGGGCACTCCAAGCGGCGCGAGCATACGCCCGATTGCTGGCGATATGGTGTCTGGAATCTTCGGAATAGTAGTAGTCCAACGCCTCCGCCAACCGATCCGCGAGGGCGCGTTCGGCTTGTAGCTCACGCTCAAGTGCGTCCAGATCAAAGCCGCTAATTACTACATCGTGTGTTCTGCTCATATTATTCTTCGTTAAATTCTTCTTTCATCCTGTTGGCTGCGATCTTGTAGACCTCAAAGAAATCTTTGCGGTCGTCTCCTGACAAGTTCAAGATACGCTCGCCCACACTTTTTAGATCGGTGCAAACCTCATCGGGATCGTATGTGATGTAAGCAATGACCATACACGACTCTTCACTATTAAAAGCAGACACGCTTATGGTGCAGTTGAGCTTGCTGATGCGAGTGTTGTCATCAACATACTCCCACCCATTAGCGAGATAGTCATTCAGTTGGCCGTAATAGCGGTTTGTGTAGTACTGTACAATGCTGAGGGTGTGTTGCGCGTTTTCTGGCTGCTTACCAATATATGCTGGTGGCCGAACGCCGATGTTGTTTATTCTGATTTTCATGTTTCTGGTTTCTGGTTTGGGTCAACAGGAACAGCGTTACCTTACGCCGCCGTCCGTGTCAAAATTATTTTCAAGAAATTTTAATGGCAGCCTTTTTGCTCAGAGTGCGCGGCTAGTCCCCTTTACCGCTACTGCCAAAACTGTTGGGTCTCTTGCCGGAACTTTCCAGCATAGAAGATTGGTTGGTCTAGTACCAGAAGTCGTCGTCCACTGACTTGTAGATTACGTACATGACAAAACCTACAAGAGACAGCATTACGGCGAGCGTAATAATTATTGGTGTGAAATTCATGTCGTCTTTAGTGGCGTTTTAAGTATTGGTTTCTAACGTAACACGCCATGTATGACGAGTTAAGAGCCCCATGAAAGAATCGAACTTTCGTCAGAAGATTACAAATCTACCGTTTTACCATTAAACTAATGGGGCGGAAATTGGTTGCAGGGGTGGGAGTCGAACCCACACTTGCCAGCTTATGAGACTGGTTCAGCACCACTACTGAATGCCCTACGTTTTGTTGCATTACTCGACGCCGTGATCTTCTAAAAACTCCCGTTTGAACATGGATTCAGTGATATCTGGATGCCATGACAGGTACGTCATTACGGTGCGAAACACGGTGACTAAGTCTTCGAGCGGCTGATCTCGCGGCAGCGAGAACTCCAGCTTGCTTCCTTCGTGTGGGATCTCCACAGTGATCTTCATTTGTCGGTCGCGGTTCATTGGTTGTACGGATCTTGATGTTTGAGGTCACAGTCTTCGCAGATCCATCCGTACAACCAGTGGTAGATGTAGCGGCGTCCGCAGTCGCACTCGACTTGAGGTTCCTTTTCGGAATCACAAGTTTCTTCATGGTCGCAATTTGCGACCTTACGGCGGTAGGTGCCGTCGTTGACGGTCTGCTGTATCCAATGCGGAATGTAAAGAGTCATCCAGTCTCCGAAGCCGACATAGACTTCATCGCCGTCTTTTAAGATCTCGCCCTTATCTAAAACGCGGTGTTCGTCTCCGTTTAAACTGTGCAAAAAATCCTTAATTCGTTTAGCATAAGGGTTCTCTTCTTTTTCCTCTTCGTCAAAAAGCCAATCCCAATCGTCGTCTGACTCTTCGACCTCATTGCACTGCCGCGTCGTGTTCCTGTCATCCTGTAGCTTGCCGCAGTAGCCAGCATCCATGAGGATGTTCGCGCTACAGGCAATGTGTGCCAGATGCGAGATACCGGATTCAGGGTCCAAGTCTTCGCCGTCGCGCCATGCGTTGAGGTGTCGCAAGATTGCGTTTACGTACGTACTAGCGCACACGCCAGTCTCACGCCAGTTCCACGGACCGTACTTGTCTGCGCCCAACTTGTGGACCCATGCGGTCTGTTCCATTGCATGCGGCGGGATCAAACCCAACGGAGTTTTGGTAGCGCCAATAGCGCCTTTGGGGTCATTGTAGTGCATATTGATCATAATGTTTTTTGAGAAAAGAAAGTTCTTGTTGTAATTTACTATTAGCTGCGTCTAAATGGTGACAACGTCGCCTCAATGACTTTCTGGCTTTCGCGACTACAGAAAACTCTGCTCTAAGGGTTTCTAATTTTTCTGTTAATATTTCAATAATAATTGATTTATCATTTATCGTATTTTGTGTTCTCATTTAATAGTTCTATTTTTTGTTTGTATTCTGCTGCCATATCAAATTTTCCTTCTTCGATTGCTCTGTCGTGTATCTTCAGCAATTCAGCATAAGTAAATTCTTTTTGCTTGCGGAAGATATCATCGTGGTTATTACGAAATGCTTCGCCGTTTACGGCTCGCGGCAGATCGCCCTTTCCTGCTCCAGTTCCAAATGACATTGTGTTTTGTGGTTAGTATTGGTGGTCAAAATAATCCAAGTTCAGATCGAGTAAAGAAAAAATTTCAGAAATTTTACGCGCCGTGAATTGCCTGTAGGTTTTCCGTCTTTATCCGGATTGCCTTCATTACGGTTTCTTCAATCGTGCCAGCCGCGACAAGCACTTTTTGGAGTGCGTCCGACTTGGCTCCGTTGCGGTGTATCCGGCCCAACACTTGCAAGTAATCCTTGGCGTTAAAGGTTGGGCAAATAAGTGAGATACGCGGCCTCTCCCCACGTGTGTCGTGCAGAGACAGGCCAGTCCCGCCAGCCGCGATATTGACGACGATGCAGTTGACGACGTCGTTCTGGAAGTCGTCGATCGCTTGCTGTCTTTGGGCGGCGTTCTGGTTGCCGTCGATCTTTGGGCAATTCAATAGGCCGCAGAGAGCGTTTACCGTATCTGTGAAGTTCACGAAGATTACGACGCTGTTGCCTCCGCTGATAAAGTCATCCGCCATCTCGACAATATCCGGCACTTTGAAGGACTCTGCCAGCTGGCGGGCTTTGAGTATGTTTACCAGAATGTGCTCGCTGTTTGAAACGGTTCCGTTGAGAATATACTCGTCGATGATGGCTGGCGTGATGCCCAACTGCTCGTAGGCTTTGTCGATCTTCTTGATGTCTTTGAACTCCGTCGGCTCGACGAAAACACGGTTGTCTCGGAAGCTGTCCGGAAAGTCTGATACTGTAAGTTTGTTGCAATTGACTCCGTACATCATGTTGCGTAGCAGAGCCAGCTTTGTCTTAGTCGCCAGCTTCCATCCGCCCCAATCGTCTTGGTAGCATCCGTACTGCATCATCCACCCGTACCAGCTACGTAGTTTGTTATCCGGCTTGTTAAGAGAGTGGAGCCCCAATAGGTATCCCAACGCCCGCATCTCCGTAGGGTCTTCGGCAGCGGTGGCGGACATGCCGTGTACGGAGTAGCTCTGCTGTACCAACGAAACCACAAGTTGGGCGTTCAAAGTATACGGCCCTTTGCATTTGTGGATCTCGTCCACAAGCACCAATGTGTCGGTTGGCAGGGACCAGCGCATGATCTTCTTACCGACTTTGGAAAGCCATTTGGTCTTGCCGCCACGGATCTTCTCAAAGTTCGTAACGAACAGCGGAGTTATTCCGTGTTCCTTTAGCTCCCGCTCCCATGACGGGACAACCGCTTTCGGGCAAAGTACAGCGACAGGCTTTCCGAAATCTCTGGCCAGATGGACCGCCACAACTGTTTTGCCAGTGCCGACGCTTGAGCTGTCAAGCGTGTTGACTTTATTTTTGTGACAGCAGAGAAAAAATTCTTTGGCGTCATCTTGCTTCGGGAATAGTGTTTTCATTCGAGAAGGCTCTTACTCAAAGGTTCGAGCGAAGTCGAGAAAAAAAAAAAATTTAATCCTCAAAAATTTCATCTTCAGGGTCGGCCCACGACATGAAGGCCGGAGTGTTTTCGCCTACCCACGCGCCTTCCACGTTGTAGTAAAAGTATTCGAGAGCGTCCTCTTCCGTCATCTCTCTGGCGAGGATCTCGATACACTTCTCAAAACTGTATACGGCAAAGGGCTTACCGAACTGGCGGGCGATGCCCATGAACGCTTCTTCAAAGCCATCTGCAAGGATGACTTCTTCTTCGTCGTCAAGGCACTGTTCAAGTGTTTTTGGGATATCCATAACGTTGTCTAGTATACTGTGCAATGAGGAAAGCGTCAACGATGCCGTCATGCGGCACGGTGCAGCGGTTGTTCTTGCGCCAGTCCTCATCCGGAGCAAGTTCGTTTGCTTTCTTCAAAGCAAAGACTTTTGTATGTGATTTAGGCACTTTGCCTAACAAAGACTTCTGCCAGTCCAGAACTTGAATCGGCTGGACTTTGAGCTTGTGGGACTCACACATTCCGAGGATCTTGCCGTACGAGATCCCCATCGACCGCATCGCTTGGGAGGACTTCGCATGCTTCAGCGGCTCCTCAATCCCGATTAAGGATTCGGTGTTCAGGTCAGTGATCCAGTCGTAAATGATTTCGGTATCAACTTCCCGCTTGCCAGCCCGTTCAAACGTCGGCATCGCCCACTTGTCGATGATGGATCCGTTGTGCGCTGATATGGCACAAAGTCCGCCGTCGAGTCCGTTGTCGATGCCGATGATCATTTACGATTGTAGGACAAGCCGTCGATAATTTCAGTCCGGACAATGACTCCGTTGCCTTTTGCGGGGGCCCATTTGTCGACGTACTTTTCCAACGATGCCAGAAAGAATACCTCTCTCGCATTGGTCGGGATAACACGGTAATACGTTCCGCGCAGTTCCATAGGATCGAACGCGTAGTCGTCCACAGTAACCATCTTTCGTTTTTTGATTACCTCTGGATTTTTGCTTTCGATCCGCATGTGGAATTTAATTGGGCTGTTGTGTAGTTCAATCATCGTTTTGTTCTTCGTTTGGGATGTCAATTACTGTTGTTGCTTTTTTCTTTATCCTGACAGCTCCGTCGCCGCGATCGGCTTCGGTGTTGTTGAGGATGGAAATATCGATGTGCATCTTGCTCTGGCTCCCGTTCTTGGAATTGAGTCCCAAGTTGCGGCGGATCAGCTGGTCGAGTTCTGATAGCTCTCTCACGGTCCTTGGCCCACGGAGATTCTTCATGCTGTCGCGCATCAGCTTCACGCCAGCGGCGGCGATGTAGTGCTGGTACTTATCGGCTGGAGACGACTGTGCCTCCGCGATCTCAAGGATATTCTTTTCTTCTTCCAGCACGGCGTCGTGCATTGCTAACCTGACGGCTTCGCCAGTCTTGTGCTTGAGGTCTTCCTCCAATGTGTCGGCCAACGGATCTACTGGCTCCGCGTCCGGATCGGCGATAGACGAAAAGCCATCTGGCCTCTTCCGGATTCCTGCTTCCCGAATCCATTTATGGACGGTAGCTGTGCTGACCTTTAGGTCTCTAGCGATCGAGGTGACCATGTAGTCCTGCTGGTACAGCTCCAGCCCACGCGCTTTGAGACGTGCGGACTTATCTGCGATCTCGGCTCTGGACTGCTTGGGCTTGCTTTTTATGCCCTTTTTCTTTAGTTGATTTTTTGTGTTGCTGCTCAAGATGAACACAGTTAAGATCAGCCAACCAAAAAATTCAAGAAATTTTTTCTGAAAAATGACAAATAAATCTAATCTGGCGCGAAACGTTTTGGAGCCGCGCATCGATCCTGTATCCAAAAAGATGGACGTCGGCGGCTTGTTCATCAAGCCAACGAACCTCATAACGGCCTTACTCTACGGCTTCGCCCAACACGACAGGCCGATGGCAAAGGAGTATTATTTCTGGCGGATCTGCGACGAGCTATGGAACAACGACGACCTTCCGGAGAAACTGATGGTCCGCCATCCGTGGGCAGATCGGATGATCAAGAACGCGATCCGCAATAAGTATCTCGCCGTCGGCGGGTCGGCGTCTTCCGGAAAGTCCCACACGATGGCGGCTTGGGGTCTTGTGAACTTCCTCTCACAGCCGCAGAATACTTTGATCCTTGTAACCAGTACCACGCTTCGGGAAGCACGGAAACGGATCTGGGGTTCCATCATCTCGCTCCTTACGGTGGTCGAGGATGCACCGATCAAGATTCGGGATTCAATCGGAAACATCGCCTACATCAACGAGAAGGGGGACCTTATCGAAAAAGCTGGCCTCTCGCTTATCGCGGCGGAAAAGAGCAAGACACGGGAAGCGGTCGGCAAGTTTATCGGTATCAAGCAGAAGCGGGTCATCGTCATCGCGGACGAGCTTTCGGAACTGTCGGAGGCGATCCTCAACGCTGGCCTGACTAACTTGTCCAAGAACCCTGATTTCCAGATGATCGGGATGAGCAACCCCAACAGCCGATTCGACGCGTTCGGCGTCTGGTCACAGCCGAAAAGCGGGTGGGACTCGATCGACGCACAGATCGACGACGAGTGGGAGACGAAGTGGGGTGGGAAGTACATCCGTCTTGACGGCGAACGGAGCCCCAACATTCTGGCTGGAGAGACCATCTATCCTTGGCTGCCAACTGAGGCTAAACTGGCAGAGGACAGGGCTTTGCTTGGACCGGAATCCAGAGGCTACATGCGGATGGTTCGCGCCGTGTTCTTCGACTCCGAAGAGACGGAAGGGATCTACTCTGAGGCGGAGCTGGCCAGAAGCGGTTCCCTCGGAAAGGTACAGTGGGTCGGGAAGCCGATCGCGGTTGCAGGGCTCGATCCGGCCTTTACCAATGGCGGCGACAGAACGATCCTCTATACCGGAAAGGTTGGCTACGACACGAAGGGCCAATACGTCTGCGAATTGGGGGAGGCGATCCACCTAAACGACGACGCCACAAACAAAGCCATTCCGCGTACATACCAGATTGTCAAACAGGTTAAGGACCACTGCGAGAAACGCGGCATCTTGCCAGAGAATCTGGCGGTTGACTCGACTGGCGCTGGAGCGCCTTTCTGTGACGTGCTTGCCGGAGAGTGGTCTTCCGGATTCCTCCGTGTTGGATTCGGCGGGAAGGCTTCCGACAAACGGGTAAGCGCCAACAGCAGTCTGGTCGGGGAGGAACTCTACGTGAACCGTGTATCCGAACTCTGGTTTGTCGGGAAGGAACTGGTCCGCACCAAACAGCTGTTCGGGATCAACGGAGATCTGGCCCAAGAGATCTGTGCCCGTAACTACGAGCTGGTCAAGGGCGGCACGCTCCGTGTGAAGATCGAATCAAAGGCAGACTTCAAGTCTCGCTTCGGTCGTTCGCCTGACTTAGCAGACGCGGCGTTCCTCTGTCTCGACATGGCCCGCCAGAGGCACGGAGTGGTAGCTGTAGAGCCGTTGCCGGAAAGCTCGGCTAACGGGTTCCAGAAGAGGGGCACGACGTTCCAGTCTTTGCGGAACGCTCTCTCGTCAGAAATGTCGATGGCTCTGGATTAAGGGTTCAGGGTTCCCGATCGGGATCTTATGTGCCGCTCATGTGCAGTTGCGGCGTAAATGTGCCAGATCGGTAATGTATTTACATTGTAGTTTGATTGCCTGTTTAGACCCCCTACTTGAAAACTTTCTATAGAATAGGATAAACCGTTTGCTCTATAGCTCAAACTGTTTAATAGAGTTTAGAAAAAGTTTTTATATAGGGTTCTTGTAAGGGCAATCAAACTACAATGTAAATACATCAATAAAAATATTGACATCCAAAGCCAAAGAATGTACATTGTAATCACATGGCTGCTCCACGATTTAAGAGACTATCTTCCGGTCAGATCCAATATATGGGAGAGAAGTACGCTGGCTTTAATAAGCCGAAGAAGGCACCAGCTGGCTCTCCAAAGAAGTTTGTAGTTTTGGGTAAGGAAGGTGACAAAGTCAAAAAGGTTTCTTTTGGCGCGAGAGGCTATGAGGATTTTACTCAACACAAAGACCCCAAACGGCGGGCCAACTTCCGGTCTAGGCACAGCTGCCAGACAGCGAACGACAAGACTACCGCCCGTCATTGGGCCTGTAAATATCTCTGGTAATTTGTGTTGACTTTGTAAATTCAGTATATTAGTTTTGCTTATGTCCTTAGCCAACACATACGCGACCCCCGTTTCCGACGAAGAAATCCAGAGAAAAAGACGCGAACTTGCTTCTCGATTGTTTAAAGCGCGACAGGCTGGTATGGAGCCAAATCAAGCCCTGAATCAGGTAACAGGATTTGACGTTGATTTTGATACTGGAGAAGAAATCGATACCGAATTTGGTACCGGATTGACCTCAAAAGAGATTGCTGGTTTCACACAACGTCTCTTTCAAGGAGACTACGATAAAGGTTCTCAATTTGATGAAGAAGAGGCGCAAGCAGTTGCGCGTTCAAAAGCCCGTGGAGCCTTCGGTGGTAGTGGTTGGCGTGGTCGATCTTCGTTTGGTTCTGTGTCAACCCCCAACTTGGATTTGTACGACCAATTCCAAAACGAACCATTTGGTTCGAGCCCGATGGGTAGTGAACGGAGGCTTATCGGATCTACAGAGGGGCAAATGAAAAGACTTTACCGCAAGGCCGAAAGAGCTGGCCTCAATCCCGCCAACTATACTCCACAACAACTAGAGGGGATGGGCATCTCCTCTGGTGGGATACGGACTCAAGAAGAGGTCCGTTTAGGATCTGAAGAAAAAGAAAGAGACAAGCGCGCTCGACTTAAAGAGGCTTTACGATCCGAACAAGAACAGAGTAGGCGGTAAATAAAATCGGTAGCACGATCAAATAAAATTTAAATATGGAAGATTTTGATTACTCTAGCCATATAGCCCCCCTAAAAAGAAATTATTTTAGTGGGCGTTCAAATTATAGTAGCGGCCTGTCGCAAGATGCGATTGGTCGCCTCCAAGAGCAACAGATTTTTAATCTCGAACAAAGGAATATTCAAAATCTCAAACTACGCCAAGTGTCTAACAGTTTACGTGAATCCGAATTACGATTCGAGCAACAACGACTTGAGATTGAGAAAACAAAGAACGACGCGAGGATCGAACGGGAATCCCTAATCACTATTCCGGAAGCCACTAAGCATCTTGATGGTATCCTCAACGATCCAAACATAAGCGACAGCGAGAAAGCTGGTCGTGTCGCCGATTATAAATTCCAAAACGCCCCCCTAATCGGCGCTAGTAAATCATTCAATACTCTTCTTACTGCCGCAGAAGGTAAACTCGAATCGCGTAGGCAAGAACTGGAGCGTGTCAACCCGTTGATCAATTCTCTTGTTCAAACAGGAAATCCTGAGACCCTTAAAAGGGTTCTTAAAGATAAGAATCTACCGATGGCAGAAGACTATATCACAACTGCTGAAGCTGTCGCCGCCTCCAAGAAGGCCGAAGCTACAAGTGAACTCGCATTGAAGGAACAAGAATTTGCACGCGGACTTAAGAAAGACGAACGCGCAGCTCAGACCGCTATGGTCACAAATTATCTAAACACACTTGAAAAAATCAAACCCCCCAGAGACGATGATCCAACCGAATTCGGGTCACTGCGCGGTGGTGAAAAAACTCCGACCATACCACAAGTAAAACAATTCAAGTTTGCTAAGGAAGACCGACTCCAACTTGAGGACATGGTTCGAACTCTCAACGAAAACGTTGATGAGGGTAGACTCTCCTCCGCTTCAGATGAAGAAGTTTATAGTGCTGCACTTGAGAGCACAACCGGAACATTGAAAAGACTTTCTGGATTTGGTTCTCAATTCCAACGAGATAAATTAGATAAGTTCCGCACCACTCCGCCTACTCAGTAACAATAATAACCAATAACTAGTGTCTGCTATGTCAGAGCTTGATAAACTACTACGACAAGATCCTGAATTCCTTTCTATTAACGATTGGAAAAAGAATAATAATA